CGGAGGGAGCGGCCTTCCCAGAATTTTCACGAGTGAAACATGTGGTCGAACATTTTGAGCTTCCAACCAACTGGCCCCGTATACGAGCGGCGGACTATGGCTACGCAAGTCCGTCGTGCGTTTTGTGGGGGGCTATTGACTGGGATAATAATATCTGGATTTATCGCGAATTATACGCTAAACACTTGACAGCGGAACAGTTAGCTGCTAAAATACTAGAAGCAGAGGAGCTAGACCCACAACCTCATTACACCGTCTTAGACTCCTCATGCTGGAACAAGACGGGTTTTGGACCCTCTATAGCAGAGACTATGATGCGGTGTGGTGTGCGGTGGACGCCATCAGATCGTAATCGTATTCAAGGAAAGATGGAGATACACAGGCGTCTCGCTGACGATCCGTACACGACGGAGCCGCGCCTACGTATCTTCTCATCGTGCCAGCACATCGTAAAGCAGTTGGCGAGTATACCCCTTTCCAAAACAAACAGCGAAGACGTAGACACGAAGGCTGAAGATCACGCCTACGATGCCCTACGTTATATGCTAATGACACGTATGAGCGGATACACTTCTATCCACAACCAACTAAACGCAATTAAAAACCAAGTACACCAAGTTCAAGACGAAGTATTCGGATATTAAATGGCAGAAAAACTAAATCCAGAGACGGCTACCGCACGTCAAGTTGCAGAATTATATGCAACTGAACAGAAGCTATCTGTTGGTGCCAAGTCTTACGGAAATATAGTTGCCAAGTATTTGGGTAGTCTGGCTGACGAACCCGGTTCCGCCTTGAGTATTTTTACACCCGACGAAACAGGAGAAACGATACTTTCTAAAACGTTTAAGAGCCTAGACTTAGACGTAGATAATCCCAAGCAGTCAATGCAAGCGTTGCGTCAGGTAGGATTACGAGTAGCAAGGGAGTTACCTGCTAATAGTAACATCCTAACGTTTTTACCTGAAGAAAAACCTGATACGCCAAAAAATATTAAAATATTTGGCATCAAAGAGCCGCCAAAACCAGTATCAGAAGTATCTATCAAGACCGATCCCAAAACTATGCAAGAATTTTTTAGGCAAGTTATTGAGATATCAAAAGACCCGAAGCAAGAAGCTGCAGCTATGGCTGTCCTGTTTAACATGCAAAATGGCCTTCGTCCAAATGCAGCAGGTATGTTAAAAACAAATTCATACTATCCGGATACTCGTGCTATCTACATAGCAGCGGACCAAACGGGGGCAAAGGGACGCAGAGTAAATGTGCCCCTAAACGATATTGCAGATGCTATCCTGCAGGCTAGGCTACAGGACGGTAAAACATCAGGCGGGTATTTTTTTGTAAAGCCAAACGGTAAGCCTGTTGAATCTGGGGATATGACCAAAGTTTTAAAGCAGGTAAAGATAGACGATTTAATTTTTGATTCGTCAAGAAATAAAACGTTTAATAGCCTCGCTCCAGAAGGAAAAACGGGAGAAGTGCCCGCAAAAAGAGGAGCAAGTCTCCTTAGAAATTTGCATACTAAAATTGCACAGCGTAGTGGCATAAGCTTTGAACGTATTGCTTACCTTCAGGGTAGAAGCCTCAAGGCTGCTGCAGAGGGTACTACGGGAGAAGTAACAGGATACGCACAAGAATATCCGGGAGATTTAGACCCTAGAGGACCAGACGTACGTAATGCAAACATCGTGTCTACGTACTTTGCAAACGCCGCCTCTGACGCTGGTTTTGAAATTTCTGAAGTAGTGCCGCCACCCTCTCAGAGAGTCGGTAGAGCAACGCCGGGATACGAAGAATTTTTTGAAGCCCCGGTAATAGAAGACCCCGCCGTTGACGCAGAAACAACTCGCGCTGCAAACAACATAGCCGCCGGGGGTGCGGAGTACGTTCCGTACACGGATGGTCAAATTGAAGAGCTAAAGACAGCAGGCTTGTGGACTGACGAGATGCAAGGCCGCCACGATGAATTCATGGCAAAGCAGCAGGGATCAACAACCGGACAAAAACTTGGCGTAGGAATGGCAGCAGCAGGAATTGGAACGGCACTCCTAGACCCTGCACAGGCTTTTGCTGATGAAGCAATTCAACAAACGGGTGAAGCAGCCGCACGTTCAATTGTAGGAAAAACGATAGCTCGTCGTATACCTTTTGCAGAAGTACTCATTCCAAGCAATATGGGTGTTGAACCACAGGAGAACTTGGCAAGGGCATATAACAGACCCGCACAAGATTTTTACGACATGACTCCGGAGCAAATGGCTCCGTATCAACAGGCTTTGGATGACGCGATTGCACAACAACAGCAAGAAGCAGTTGCCCGAAGAAGGGGAAGAAATCGTGCCAGAGTTGGTTCGAGCTTCCTAGAAACTCCACAACAACCATAAGGGAGAAAAACTTATGGCCAGTAATAACTACAACTTCGGCGCAGCATACATTATGAACGCCGACAAGACTAGCGTAGATAAGGATGAGGGCGCGTCCTCACTCTATCGCGAAGGCTTGGAATTCGACACTCGTGTCCAGACAGGACCGATGATCGAAGCCATGCCAAAGAAGCAAACCAAGCCGACAGTAGAGGCTTCACTGTTTAAGATGGCAGACGAGCGCGACTACTAAGGAAGCGACATGGCCGATAATTTCCTAGAACCGGACGACGAACAGGCGATTCCGATTGCCAGTCCTGATGAGCAGATGCCCGGACTTGCGGGTCACATCAAGGCACGGTTTGACGACGCAGAGAACGGACGGTTTTCGTACGAGCAGCGATGGCTACAGGCGTACAAAAACTTTCGTGGCATCTATGATACTACGACACAGTATCGCGACAGTGAAAGGTCGAGGGTGTTCATCAAGATCACCAAGACCAAAGTCCTTGCTGCGTACGGACAAATTATCGACATCCTGTTTGCTAACAAGAAGTTCCCTCTCGTTGTCGAGTCCACTCCGATGCCGGAAGGCATTGAGGAGTTTGCTCATATGCGTACGCCCGCTGACGAACTTTCGCAGTTGGGAAGTGACCCCTATGGTTTTCCGGGGGATGGTCGCGAGTTAGCTCCGGGGGCGATGCAAGCCAACGAGCCACATCGTCTAGGCTCCTACGGTAAAGACTTCGGTGACACGATCCTTGCGGGCAAGTCTCGCGTGGGTGAGCCACAGTTCGAACCTGCAAAAGAGCAGGCACGAAAGATGGAGAAGTGTATCCACGATCAGTTGCTCGACACGAATGCCGTGAGCGAGTTTCGCAAGGCGATCTTCGAGTCGTCCCTGTTCGGCACTGGTGTTGTCAAGGGGCCGTTCAATTTTCACAAGCGTGTTCACAACTGGAAGATGGATGAAAATAGCGAACGTGTCTACGATCCCTACGAGCGGATGGTGCCACGTATCGAACACGTTTCTGTGTGGGACTTTCACCCTGACCCTGCAGCCACATCCGTAGAGGACTGCGAATACGTCATCGAACGTCACCGCATGAACCGACAACAGCTTCGTAGCTTGATAATGCGTCCACACTTCGACGCTCAAGCAATCGAAGAGTGTCTTGCAAAGGGACCGAACTACGAAGACAAGTACTACGAAGACACGATTCGTGAAGACGAAACCGAACCTCACATCTCTGAGAACCGTTACGAAGTCCTAGAGTATTGGGGTGTTCTCGACTCAAAGTTTGCAAAAGAAGTAGGACTAGAGAACGCGGAACTCATGTCTGAGTTCGACCAGATGCAAGTCAACATCTGGGTGTGCGGTACACTCGTGCTACGCTGTGTGTTGAACCCCTTCACACCCGCACGTATTCCCTACCAAGCCTTCCCGTTCGAAATCAACCCCTATCAAATCTGGGGCGTTGGCGTAGCAGAGAACATGGAAGACGCACAGATGCTAATGAACGGTCACGTTCGTATGGCAATCGACAACCTCGCCCTCGCTGGCAATCTCGTCTTTGATGTCGATGAGGCATCGTTGGTTCCCGGACAGAACATGGACATCTTCCCCGGCAAGATATTCCGTCGTCAGTCGGGCGTCACCGGCACGGCAATCAACGGCCTCAAGTTTCCCAATACGGCACCTGAAAACATACAGATGTATCAGATTAGCCGCCAGCTTGCGGACGAAGAGACGGGCATTCCATCGATTACACACGGACAGACGGGAGTCACTGGCACCGGACGCACAGCAGCAGGCTTGTCGATGCTCATGGGCAGTGCAGGCTTGTCGATGAAGACGGTCATCAAGAACATCGACGACCACTTGCTCAAGCCAATCGGTGAGGCATTCTTTCAGTGGAATATGCAATTCGGAGAGAACGTTGAGGATGTCACGGGCGACCTAGAGATCAAGCCGCGTGGTGTAGCAGCCGTGATGCAAAAAGAAGTACGCACACAACGACTAACCTCACTCTTACAAACCGTAGCCAATCCTATGTTGGCTCCGTTTGTAAAGTTGCCGAACTTGATGCGCGAACTCGCTATCGCACAAGACATCGATCCT